GTATGAGGAAATCAGTCAGAGGCTGAAGGGAGCAGAAGAGCAGTTGTCTGAGTTGCAAACGACTCTAACTACTCAGGTAGAAGAGCAGGTAGCAACTAAGGTAGCAGAATCCAAACCAGGAGTAGAATCCAGCATTCGGGAACAGATTCAGAAAGAACTGGAGACTGATCCACGAAATGCATATGCACGGAAGCTCTTAGAAGAGATAGTAGAGAAATTTGCACCATTGGTGGTAGGTCCACATTCTCCATTGATTCAAGAGTTGCAAGAGAAGGTGAAAGCCTATCGAGATGCATCATTGAAGGCAGAGATTGAGCGTGCGCGATTGGCTGAGTCATTGGAGTCGGTTCAAAATCAACTGAAAGAAGCCAGGATGAGTATTCTGGTATGGGAGTCTGTGGCAGCTCATCCAAAAGCATATGTATTGCATGATCTGGTGGGAGTCTCTCTGACAGAAGAGCAGATGAAGACCAAGTTGAAGAAGTTGTTGGAGATGGAGGAGTTTGGAGATCAGACTCAGGCTCAAGAGAATTTGAAGAAAGCTGCAGTGCTCCAAGCAGTGACAGAAACTCAGAAGAAATGGGAAGAACGGCTTTTACAGGTGGAAAAAGAACAGGATGCTGAGGTAGCACTTCTGGAGAGTCAGAATCAGGAAGCTGCTAAGAAACTGAACCAAGTTTCGGAGCAAAGTGGTCAATTGCGTCAGGAATTGAAGTCTCTGAAAGAAGAAAGAGATGGATTACAGGGGAAACTGAACTCTCTCAAAGAGAATGAGGCTCAATGGAAGAAGCAGGCCTCGGATGAAAAAACAACCAATGATCGACTGAAGGGAGACATGAATGTATTGGACCAACAGGTGACTTTGCTGGAAGCCAAGTTGTCTGCCTATGCAGAGATTATGACTCGTACAGATCGATTGGCTGTAGGGAAACGAATTCAGGAGAGCAGAACAGTAGAGGGGATTCAGGAAGCCTTACGGAGAGTAGCTCCTTCCTTGCAGGAGTCTGCTGGTGAAGCAACTCCAATTGTTCGGCGGAGTCAGGCGCCTTTGCAAGAGCAGATAGAAGTTGGACCTCAAGATCCACAAGGAATTGGTATTTCTCCAAAGGAATTTGAGAAGTTGATGTAGAGATATTGAGGAGAAATGAGAAAACCTGCAAGCAAGATTTGCAGGTTTTTCATTTACTGGTAACTCTCTCTATAAGAGGGAGAAACCAATGACGATGGCTTTGTTTGGTGATGAAGGTGCAGTCCTTCAGAATGCCTGGAAAGATTATGTACTGGAGAACCGTGGAGATCTGACTGGGCCATTTGGCAAGTTCAAAGGTCGTGTAGCCGCTCAGCTTTTTGAGAATACCAAGCGGAACAGTGTTCGGCCACGATTCCTGACAGAAGATATTCCCAGTTCTGTTGTGCCCAATGACAACAAGATGATTTTCCCTCTGATTCGGAAAGTCATTGCAGGATTGGTAGCCTTTGATCTGTGTACTGTACAGCCACTGTCTCAGCCTAATGGACAGGCTTTTGTGCAGACCACAACGGCACTGAGAGCCAGAGGCAATGTAGCTGCCAATACCAATCTGCTGGCCAGTGGGAACTTTTCCAAGTTCTACTCTTCGGAGTATATTGAGGAAGAGCCTCTGGATACAGGAGATGCTGCTCAGATTATCTTCAATGGAACTCTGAACCATACTCCTGTGAAGCCCTACAATGCAACCAAAGGGGATGTTGTCACCATCACAGATGGAACAGAAACCTTTACGGATGATGGAGCTGGGGTTCTGACAGGAGATGCAGGTGGGTCAGGCACCATTGATTATGCAACAGGAGATTGGAGTGTTACTTTCAATGCAGCTCCAGCCAATGGAGATTCCATTGTAGCCAGCTACTGGCAGAATATGGAAGGGTCCAGTGATGTGGGAGAGATGTCCCTTTCTTTCACCACAGTCAACCTGACCAGCCGTGAGCGTCGTCTGTTGCTGAGCCTGCCTCTGTCTACCATTGAAGATATGATGGCTCAGATGGGAGTCTCTGCTGAAGGAGAGATGACCAGCATTCTGGCTCAATGGATTGCAACAGAGATTGATCGGGAAATTGTTGGGGTCATGCTGGATGATGCTGAGATTACCGATACCTTCACCTATGCACCTGCTTCTGCCTCTGTTGAGATGGAAAGTATCCGTGCGTTTCTGGTGCGGATTGGCAATATCTCTGCTGATATTCATCGCAGAACCAGGATTGCACCTGCCAATTTCATTGTAGCTCCTCCTGCTTTTGTGGCATTGCTGGATCAACTGTCTACTCATGCCAACTTCAAGGATGCATTCCGTCGGGCCGATGCTACAGCCATTGCTCCTCTGGACAAGATTGCTGAGCCCTCTTTGCTCAGTGGTGGTTCAGGACGGGTGATGCGTGTAGGTACTCTGAACAACCGGTGGACCGTCTACCAAGATCCACTTCTGTCAGATGGTGTGGCAGTCAAGGATGTTCTGATTGGTTTGCGTGGAGATGGCTATTATGCCTCTGGCTGTGTGTATGCACCCTTTGTTCCAGTGTCTTTCTCGGAAACCCAAGAGCGGGTAGAGACTGCAACACGGATCAAGGGAATTCGAACACGGTATGCTCTGAAAGTGACCCGTCCTGAATTCTATGCCAAGCTCAGCATTACTGGACTTCAGACCTTCGCATAGGATCTGGCTGGTTGAGTGGTATAGTCAGTAAGAACAAGAGGAGGGATTAGCCTCCTCTTGTGTTTTTTGGATTGATAGCATAGGCTGTGAAAGGAGCATGGATAGCAATGGCAGCAGTATGGCAATTGAAGCGTAGGCAGAAGGCACAGAGTTTTCAGATTCCAGGAACATTTCAGAGTCTTGTTCTGCGTCCTGGAGAGCAGGTGATTGGAGAGCATTGGTCTGTGTATGGACATGTATTGGAACGTGTGAATGTTCCAGAGACTGAACCAGTGCAGGAGCCAGAAGAGAAATCAATTTCTGCTGTTGAGTCAGCAGGTCCAGTCGAGAAAATTCTTTCAGCAGAACCAGGGGTAGTGGAACCTATGCTGGAATCTATTCCAGAAGAGAAGATTGTTGAAGTACCTCCAGTACTGGTAGAAGAAGTCAAACAGGAGGAAGTTCTTCCTGTTGTTGCAGAAGTTGCAATAGTTTCTGGTTCAGAAGTGGTGCAGGAATCTCAACCAGAAGGAGAGGTATCTGCAGGAGAATCAATTCTTCCAGAAGTTGTGCCTCCAGTAGAGGAACCAGTAGAGGTCAGTGGAGAAGGGGTGACTCCGAAACGGCGTTTACATCCAAGAAAGTAAGAGGAACCAATGGGAAGAGCTTTGTTTGATGCCCTTACCTCCTATGAGCAATCTGAGGGACTTCTGGCATTAAGAAGGCTTGGGGGAGAGAACATAGAGGTGGAGCTACAGTTGGATGATGTGGCTGATGCCTTGGAGATTACAAAGCTCTGGTTGACAGCCAATGTAGGAGAGAGTCGGAAGGGGAAAGTGACATTGATTGCAGGAAGTATAGCGTATACCCTTCCCAAGGATGTTGCAGTGGTAACGGAGGTAATCCCACCAGGAGAGAGTAGCAGTACAGACACTGTGTTTAATGATGTCAGTTACACACGGAGATTTCGTACAGCTCTCTATCGGAGGGGTGGACTATTGGGAACCACTCAGGTACAAGATAGTATGTATGATAGTATGTTGAATCGGCTGTATAACAAGGATGTAGCTTGGAGTTATGATCGAAGAACACGGATACTGACTGTGACTCCTGATACATTAGCAGGAGTGTGCTGGTATGAGTACACAGCAGAGCAGATAGATTTGGAGCGGATAGAAGCCAAAGTCAAGATGCTCTTTCGGAGGTATTTGCTGGCACAGTTGAAGCGGGTATTGGGAATGGTACGAAGGAAGTATAGTGAAATTCCAATGGGAGGGAGTAAGACCAGTTTAGATGGGGATACATTGAGTAGTGATGCAGAGATTGAGATTGCAGAATTGGAGGAAGAGGTCAAAGCCTTGGCAATCACTCCTCCTTTTCTGGTGGGATAGTTTGCAGGTTTTAAGGGGAGGGGCTAACAGAGAAGTAGGAGAGTTGAGACTATGCCCAAGTTAGCCAATCCATATCATGATGCTGCTGGCAATTTTACGGATGCTCAGCATGCAAAGTTATTCTCTTTGCGGGGAGAAGTGAAGAAAGCAGGTTGGAATCCCAAGGATAAGCAGGTGTCTTTTGGGAAGATTATGAGTGTTCCTTGTGGTCGTGCTGCCAGAGGCAAGGGTGGGAGCTATGTGATGTGTACCACAGGTTCCAGACCAGCCAAGAAAGATGCTCAGGTAGAGCAACGTGGTACAGATATCAAAGGTATTTTCCTGACTGAAGCCCTTGAACTGGAATGGGAAGTAGATGGGGCGGAAGCTGTAGCAGAAGCTGAAGCAGGCTATTCTCTCTATGTAGGAGTTGTGGATGGAGAGGTAGTTTGGGCGATTTTGGATGAAGAAGAAGAAGTGGTGGAATTGGGACAGGCTGTGGATCTGGAAGAAGGTCAGCAGAAAGCAGAGGTGGCTTGGAGTGCCTTGGTAGCTCAGGTAGGACTGGTAGAAGATCCAGAAGAGCAGTATGAGAGTCTGGCAGATCTGCTGAATCCATTGCTGCAGTAGAAATCAATTTCCAGGAGTCTCCAGGAATGGAGAAACCAAAAGGATATTCATGGAGGATGGATATCCTTTTGGTGTTTAAGTACCTGTGAAGGAATTGTTTCTGAAGGAGTCTCCATGAAGGATGCAGAGTTCTTTCATCGTGTCAATCAAGATTATCATCGGTTTGCAGGTGTGAATCCAGAGGATATCTGGTATTTTGTTCTGAAGATGGGAGAATATGATCCTTTATATCGGGAAGATGTGCAGCCAACCTATCAGAAGTATCAACTTCCATCTGTGTACTTGTTTGAAGAGTCAGACAATAAAGAGGTAGATGTAGGGGATACAGGACTGGTTGAGCGGGAATATGATGCAACGATGAATTTGAATCGGAAGAGTTGGTTGGAGAAGGTTGTTAATGCCAGTGAACCTGGACCCCACAAACCAAAGCTTGGGGATATTGTCTGTTTTCATCCTATGACTCAGCCCAGGTGGTTTACAGTGCTATCTGTAAAGGAGCATGGGGTAGTGAAATCCAGTGTGACTTTTACAGAGTGGAATCTTCAGTTGAAGGAACGGGGGTCTTTCTCTGCTAAGGAAGAAACAGGTTAGAGGGATAGGTACAACCAGCTATTGTTGGTTGTGTGACACAAACCTGAAAAAGAGCTATAATGGGCAAGAGAGGGAATAATGCCTGCTATTGTACGGAGTCCAGAAGAGGAAGCCGATTGGAATCGAGCTAAGGAGATTGTACGGAAGGAATATCCAGGTGTGGAAACAGAGGAGAAGGAGAAATTCTATGCACTGGTAACCACTGTGTATAAGAGTATTCGTAAGGGACATGGGGATGAACGGTGGGAAGGAAAGGAGGGATGGGAAGCTCTGATTCAGGAGAGTCAACGGAGTCAAGCAGTACAGGAATGGATTGTACCTGTGAAAGCATTGCGTCATGGGGATCAGGTAGGGGTGTTGACAGTGTTGGGTCGCACATTGGTAGAAGGGATTGTGCAGGGGATTGGTTTCTCTGAGTTGCAGGTGCAGATTCAGCGTGGATTACAACAGACCAGTTCCATGTATGAGCATAAGTTGAGTGTCTATGTATTGAAGGCTATGACAGAAGAGAGTGAAAAGGCATTGAGATTGAGAGAGGATTTAGTGGGAGATCCTCCAGATATTCTGACAATTCCCAAACCTGGACAAGCACCAGAAATAGAGTTGATTCAGAAGGAGCTTGGATGGATTGAGAGTGCTCGCCAAGCAGCTCTGTTATGGGGAGAGATTCGTCGAGTGGGTTTTGAATCTGCAATGAAGGCCCATTTGATCCCAGATGATCAGATTCAATCTTTGAAGCAGGCATTTATCAAGGGCAAGTATTTAGACTTGAAGTGAGGAGGAATGAATCCAATTCAACGGTTGATGTTGCAGAAGTATTTTTTTGCATGTGCAACCTGTAGACATCTTCAGAAGTCTGTGTTGCCTCAACCTGCTTGTGGCAAGCAGTGTAGTGGTCCATTGACAGGAAAGAATTATCCTTTTCGGCAGAGTGAGATTGCATTGATTCACCATTGTTTTGTGTGTGGAGGAGAACCACAAGGTTGTATGGAGATAGAAGGGAAATGGATAGGGATTTGTGAGCAGCATATTCCTATGATGTCCAGCTATTCTTCTCCAGGAGAAGCTCCTCCTTGTGTACGGAATATACCTTTGCCAGTGATTCAGTAGACATAATGATCAAGTTGACTATCAAGCCTTGGAAGCAGAATAAGAAGATGATGCAGTTTTTCAAGGCTGATCCCAAGGTTCATTTTGAGCAGATATTAAGAGAGGGGTTGGAGGTGATGATAAAGCATCTCCAGAATAAGGGGAAGAGGTCTATTGTTGATTATGAGAAGTTGCAGTTAGTCAAGATCCAAGATGGTTATGCTTTGGTTTTTCCAGAGGAACGAAAGGCATTGAATTATTTGGATCGGCATACCATCTTAGTGGAGTTTCCAAGTACACATGCTTTAGGAGGGCTGGGATTGATTCCACCAGAGGTATTGACCAAGGAGTTACGAAAAGAGAAATTGATTTCCAGGAGAGTTCGTAGAGAAGAATATGAACGAGTCATAGAGGAGTGGATGGCACATCCAAGTGCATTGATAGAGGCTGGTTTGCTTGTAAAAGGAGCTACTCCAGCACAGAGGCGAAGCCAATTGACGGGTCTTGCACCAGAAGCCTATGCAGAAATCCAGGCAGTAGAGAATCTGTCTTGGACAGTATTGAGAGAGGAGTATGGAATTCAGGAGAAACGGTTGACTTTGTGGAGGAAAGAACTGGTAGGTCTGGAACAGTATGTAGAAGATCATTTAGAAGAAGTACTGACACAGATGCAGAAAGGAAGGAAGGCTCAGCAAGCTTTTGTACCAATGGAGGAGATAGAGCAGGAGGAGTTGGAATTCTTTTCCAGGGGTTTGGATGGAACCATCAAGCCTGGGAAGACACCACCAAGGGAGAGATAATGCAATGCAGGTTGTGTGGAGCGAGGCTTGTAGGAGCACAAGAATCTTGTGAGCAGTGTGAGCAGTGTCAGTGGGAACAACAGGAATGCATGCAATGTCAGGAGCGGCTTCCAAGGTTGGGATGGTGGCTTTTAGGGATGTTGATTATAGCTGTCATGGGGAGTCAATGTAGTGTCTGAAATCTACTTGGAAGATTTTGATCAAGGCTGCATTGATCTGACTGAGGCAGAATTGGTGGATGTGGTATTGGATGAACTCCCTCGGAAGGAGTATGCAATCACAGTGAGTGGGGTAGAAGGCCCCACTGAGTTCAGGAAGAAGATTCCTGTATATTTTGCAGGAGGGAATCAGAACTTTACTCCTGCCTTTTATCCTTGTGTAGTGATTGTTCGGCAAGATCCAGAAATAGATGAATCTCGGAAGGTGGGGTGGAATTTAGAGAGTGTGAAGCCATCTCCTTATGCACAGACAGTGACACTGACAGATGCCTGGGGAGTGGAGCATACAGGGATAGATAGCAAGAGAGTCAAACGTAGGAGTGTTCCCTATAGTATTCCCTATGAGATTCAGGTGATTGCCAGAGGAGGGAAAGCCAGACGAGAAGCACAAAAGATATTCAGGCATTTGACACAGATTTTCACACCAGATGATTTGACTTTTTGTGCCAAAGACAGTGATGGAGATGAACGGGAATATGATGCAAAGGTAGAGCTTACCTCACAAGAAGTGAATTATCTGGATTTGACCATGAGAGAGCATAAATGCTCTTTGACATGTCGTGTATCTGGAGAAATTGATTTCTATACACCTGTTGATATGCCAACGACTTTTGCGCCCCCCACATTGACCAGTCGGTAGCTTTTTTTATGGAAAGAAAGTAACTACGCCATAAGGCGAGGGAGATTCTATGGCAGTGACCGTATCTTATCCGGGTGTCTATTTGAACCGGAAAGCTGCTCAGGCAACCGCCAGTACTGCAGTATCCAGTTCTGGTTTTGGTCTGTTGGGAGCTACTCCCAGAGGACCTGTGGATGTAGCAACCTTGTGTACCAGTTGGGCTGAGTGGGAGCGGACTTTTGGCAGTTTTGATGATGATTTACGGCTGCCATTAGCAGCATGGATTTTCTTTCAGAATGGTGGGTCACGGTTATGGACGGTACGGAGAACTGCAGATGATGCAGTCAAGTCCAGTTTGAACATTGTGTCTGTAGTGGATGATGAGGCTTCTGGAATTACAGGAGATGGCTCAGATACGACTCATACCATGACCACAGACCATCCATATGTGCTGGCAGGGACTTTTGTGTTGACCTATCGGCCACAGACAGCCGTAACGGATGAAGATGTAGGCACAGGGAATGGTGTCACAGCAGTATTCAATGTCACATTGGCACATGCGCCTCTGACTACAGGATCGATTTTGATTGAGTGGACATCTGGTGCTGCTGCCAAGTCTCAAACGATTGCAGCAGGAGCAACGGTTGCAACAGCCGGAGGACATGGCACTCCTGCTGGCACCAGCATTAACCGAACAACTGGTGCATTGATCATCAATACCACTGGAGCAGTTCCTGATAATGCAACAGATATTCTGGTAACCTATACTTATTATGCTGCTGCAGTCACCATTACGGATGATGGAGCGGGAGCCTTAGCAGGTGGAGGAACTGGAACAATCAACTATACAACTGGAGCTGTTTCTATTACTTTTACCAGTGCTCCTGGGATTGGGAATACACCAACGGTGGATTATACCTATCGACACTTCAATTTGGAGATGCTGTATCCAGGGGTGTATGGGAATGATTATCGGATTCGGTTGTATGGCACTCCAGGTTATGAGAGTGATGCAACAGCTACTTTTAGTCGATGGACATTGGTGCTTCAGGTACTGAATGCAGATACTTCCTTGTATGAGGATGTGGAGGTCTTTGCTGGCTTGGAGATGGATGATTCCACTTCTTCTGATTTCTTCACAACCATCATCAATGATGAGGAAGTGGGATCACTGTATATGGTAGCAACCACCCTGGCCACAGGAACTCCCTCTACTCTGTCTGGAACTCTGGTAGAGGATGAGGTACTGGATAGTGGAGATGGTTCAGAGACAGAGTACACAGTGACTCTGGCAGAAGATACATTGCATCCAAGTACACTGACAATTACCACCACTAAGGAGTCAGATTCCTCTGTGATGACCGTGACAGATGATATGAATGGTAACTTGGAAGGAGATGTGAATGCTTCTGGCACCAATACGGTGGATTATGATACAGGGGAACTGACAGTTACATTTGAGGCGGCTGTAGAGGATGGAGAGGATATTCTTGCCACCTATTATAGTGCAGCTACCTATGATTCTGATTCTCCCTATACCGTAACAATGGCATCTGGAGCAGATGGAACTGCCTTGGTTGCATCTGATTTGCTGGCTACTACTCTGGAACCAGATGGATTAGGGGTGTATGCCTTTAATAAGGTAGCTGAGATGTTGATGGTAGCGGTTCCTGACTTCGTAGGAGTCAAGGCAACAGATCAACTTCTGATTGATTATTGCAGTGGAAGAGAGGATCGGTTTGCACTGGTCTGTCCTCCTGTTGGTTCCACAGTCACAGCAGCCAAGAACTACAAGACACAGTTAGCACGTAATACCATTAGTGCTGCTGCTGCATATGCTCCTTGGATTTTGCTGAAGAATCCAGATACCAAGAGGATTGTGACTGTGCCTCCTCAAGCTCATGTAGCAGGGATCATTGCCAGAACCGATGCTACTAAGAATCCAGCCAAAGCACCAGCAGGGGTAACAGATGGAGCTTTGAAGCAGGTATACCAACTGGAAACAGATTTCTCTCAAGCGGATGTAGGGATCTTGAGAGCAGCTCAAGTGAATGCTCTGGTCAACTGGTCAACCACTCAGGGTCCAGTGGTGTTTGGAGCCAATACATTGGAGGTGGGAGGAGAGTATGGCTATGTGCATCTGGAACGGATGGCACAATTCATCTGGTTGAATCTGGAAGCATTACTTTATCTGCATGTGTTTGATCCAAACACTCCCAGTCTGCGGACTCAGATTACTCTGGAGGTAACTTCCTTTATGCAGAAGTTGTATGATGCGGGTTGGTTTGGTGGGAATACGGCTGCTGAAGGGTTCCAGGTGATCTGTGATGATAGCAATAATACAGCCACTACCATTGCTGCTGGGAAATTGAATGTGGATGTAAGTTTCTTACCTACCACTCCTGCAGAGTTCATCATTCTGAACCTGAGTCAGATTCAACAGAGCTAATCCTATCCTACTGGAAATTGATTTCTGGTGGGATTTTGGAAAGCCTGTTAGGCTCTACCAGAGGTGAGCAATGGCAACAGAAGATCCAAAAGTGCTGGCACAGAAGGTCAATGAGTTGGAGAAGTTGGTATCCTTGAAAGATACAGCATTGCGTCTGTCTACCATTCAGACTGAGGTAGATCGGCGTCTGGGTCTGTTATCTCAGCCTTACCAACCTTCTACTCCTCTGCGATAGCTCTGGAGGGATTGATGAAAAAAGGCTACAGAGTGTGTAGCCTTTTTTCATGGGAGAGTAGATGGCAAGAGTACCCACTCATTTTCAGCAGACTTTTCGTTCAGGAGATGCTTGTTCAGGAGTAGCTTTTACAGGAACTGCTACTCCTGATTTCAGCAATAATTTTCTGTATAAGCAAGCACCTGCTGTTGGAGATGGAGCCATTGATGGAGGATTGATTCCCATCAGTACCAATATGCTGACTGGCTATCAGTATTCATTACGGAAGTTGGAAGGGGCCTATATTTATGCAGATGATGCAACCAGTATTGCTGTTAAGATTGTAGAACCAGTATCAGGAACAGAGATTACTTTGGTCAGTGTAGCCAGTGATACATTGGTGATACCTATGAATCAGGATGAGTACATGATCCCAGATGGATGGAGGATCAAGGTAGTAACCAATGCTGCTCCAATTGGGGTCAATGGAGGTTTTATCTATCTGGCATTGGATACTTGGGTAATTTATCCCAATTAGGAGAGAGTCTTGAAGAATTGCTGGAATTGAGGCAAAGAGCTAACCAGGAGAAAGAGGAACACCAATGGCCAGACCAGAAAGCTCAGATTATTTGCAAGGATTCCGGTTTATGGTACGGACGGCAGATGGTTTTGCCAAGTATGAAGATAGTGATTTGGGAGAAGCCGGTTTTAATTCTTGTTCTCAACCAGAATTATCAGCAGAAGGAACAGAATATCGGGAAGGACATCGTACCTATACAATGAAGTTTCCTGGTACTCCTACAGTGGGAGATATCTCTCTACAGAGGGGATTGACTCGGAAGGATACCAGTTTTTATGCCTGGATGTTCCAAGTAGTCAATGGTGGGAATTATCGAACCACTGTGACCATTTATCACTATCCTCGTTCAGGGAAGGTATCTGGTCAAGGAAAGGGAGAGGTAGCAGATTTGTCTAAGGCAAGACAGACCATTTGTTACCAAGCGTTCCCAACACGGGTGAAGCCAGGAGGAGATTTAGATGCAACCAGTGGAGAAGTTTCCATGCAGGAAATAGACATTGCAATGGAATACTTTGAAGTGGTTCCTGCTCCTTAAACTGATAGGAGTGGAGATGGAAACACTGGTTGAGTTCTTGGTGGAAGAATGGGAGAAAGGAAGTCCATCCAAGCGACTTCCTGCAGAGCAATTTTTGGATGATTTTGGAGCTATGTTCTGTTTGAACAAGGTGCATCGGTTTACTCAATTGCGAGCAGAACACATTGAGTTGGTAGCCTGGAATCTTGGTGTGGAAGGAGAACCTTATTCTCTTCTGGGGGAGTATGAAGTTTTTGCCAGGAGCTATGGGATAGATGTACGGAAAGCCTATTTGGAAGGGAAACGAGAGAGGGCACTTCAGGAAGCAACATTTCAGATTTTCCAGCAGAGAGATGTCAAGAGAATGTCAAGTTAGAGAAGTACTTCTGGAAGGGAAGTCAGTCTGTGATAGGATGAAAGGGTCGGGAGGCTTTCATGTACTATCAACATCAACTTCAACCATCTCGTCGTTTATTAGCTGCACAACTCTTGGTAGCATTGGCTGGTAGAGATTTTCAGCAGGGTCAGGAAGGAGGAGAGATTGTGATGAGGAGGACTTTTCCTTCTGGGAAGGTGTTGAAGGTGTATACCTCAGTGCATGAGGTAGGAGGAGTACTGGAAGTAGCTCAAGTGGGGATGGATGCTATTCGGTTTGTAGTAGAAGCTCCTGTAAGGAAAGGAGGGTATCGAGCTGTATTTCCTACTCAAAAGCGAGTGAATCGGATTGGAGAACAGGATGAGATTGTAGGAAGGGTGATGCAAGCCAGTAAGAACCTGTTTGAAAAAGCAGGGAAGCTTGGATATTGTTCTCACTGTCATGGATTTTTGGGTATTTCCAAGAAGAACAATCCCTATTGCTTGAATCTGTGCTTTCAGGTAGGCTTGAATGGATGAGCAAAGCCAGATGGTGTTCCATGACTGGTTCATAGAGTTCCTGGAGAGTCATCAGTTTGCTCTTCAAGTTCTGAAGGTGCAAAACAACAAAGTAGAGATGAGGGCATATCGGCTTCATTCTAAGAAGACAAAGGTAGAGGTAGATTTTGCTTTTCAGAGGAAACTGGTACAACAGTCCAGGCTGAAGAGTGGTTTCATGATAAAGGGCATGTATGTAGATGGAAGTCAGAAGTTGTGTGGATTCATTGCACCTTTGGTGTATATCTCCATTAATCAGAAGCAGGAGTTGAAGAACCGCTTAGAGGTTACAGAGCAGGAGATACGAAGTGCATGGCAAGCCTGTAATGCTCCAGGGAGATGCTCCTGTGGAACTATTTTATTCTGGAGTAAGGTAACGGGGAAGTACTATTGTTCAGCAATCTGCTGGCTTCCTTCCCAACAGCATTGGAAGAATCCTGTAGGTCGGCTAAAAACCACAGGATCAGCTATCATCAGAAGATGAGAAGCTTAGTACAAATAGAAGTGATGGAATCTGAATCTAAACCTACTTCTTTATATTTGATAATTCAGTTGCCAGAAGCAGTACATCTGCTTTTACTGCAGGCAGTGAAGCAGATTTTGCCAGAGATGGAAGCTGATATATATCCTGCCCATTGCACCATTTTTCATATGGGAAAGGAGGTTTGGGGGGAGAAAACGGAGGGGATCATAGCTGCAATACAAGCATCTTTGGATATGTTGGAACAGGAGTACACAGGAGAGAGAAGTCTCTGGTTTCAACAACTTGGGTTTTTTGAGCCATCTCCATCTTCGGATGGAAGAAGCCCAATCTTGTGCAAGTTACAATCCGAATATCTACAACAGTTGAATGCTGTGTGTGCACGGGCAATGATGCCTCATAGTGATCAGCAACAGTTTTTGTGGTATAAGCCTCATATGACCTTGGGATATTTGAATCGTTCAGTGAGTAAAGCAGAAGAGCAAGCATTGAAACAGGTGCCAGTAGGAATGTTTTTGTCTCAATGGCAGACACAGGTGAATCTGGTGTTGATGGAAGGGGGAGCAGAAGAGAAAGGGAGATGGCTATTGAGGATGGAGTAAGGTAGAAATCAATTTCCAGAATAGGAGTAGAGATGGCACTGACAGACTTATTGCAGGATCGGGTCTTTGACTTGATGCAGAGTCATATGTTCTGGCTCATTGATATTTCTCCTAATCTAAATCCACCTTTTTTCGTGTTCAGTCCTCTATTGGGGTTTAATAAGGCTACAGGAATGAGCTTGGAAGCAGAGGTGGAAACATACCAACCTTGGAATAGTCATTTTCGGCAGAGTTATGTGGTAGGAGCCACAGTGGGTACAGTGACTTTGGAGAGAGGAGCACGAATTACGGATACAGACTTCTATCGATGGGTAGATCGTGCTATCAATGGAGTGGATCAGTTTCGTCGGAATTTATTACTGATTCATTTTACCAGCAAGGGAACTACCATTTCTGATATACCTTTGCCTCTGGTAGGAAGCTTGCGTGTACCAGGAAGGTGTTGGATTTTATGGGGAACAATTCCCTTGCAATATTCTCCAGGAGATTTGGATGCTTCAGCAGGTGAGGTGGTGATGCAGAGCTTGACATTACAACCAGAAGCCATCACAGAGGTAGCCTTGGGAGCAGTGATATAGAGCTTGCTGCTTTTTCAGAGCAAGCATAGGAGGAATTATGCAAGGTTGGATGCATAGGATGCTGATGGATGAATATCAAGAATATCAGGTAGTGCCTGAAGAAAACAGGCATCAGGCAGTTATTCATATCTGGCATTATGTATATGGAGTTGGATATAAGGAAGGGATGGATTGGTTGGAGGATCGGAAACAGTGGATTGAGCAGATGGTGCAGTCTCCAGTGCAAATTCAGATTTATTACAAAGGAGTTTTCATTCTTCAGATTGAGTTTACCTTGGTAGTAGAACTGGAAGAAGTGACAGCATTGGTTCAATGTTTGGATGCTTATTATCTCAGGCAGCATCTGGGAGTGGAGTTTGCTGGAAAGAAGGAGATAGACTATCACCAGAAGGAGGGA